GAAATCGTTTCTAACATCTCTTATCATCTCTATTTGTTTTGAGATTGGGATAAGATTGTTAACTCCTTTTAGGTTACTGAACCTACGATGATAAAATGTATGTGTTGGTGTTGGGATAGATTGTAGTGGTGAGTTCGAATGTAAATACTTTACCCACCCCGCATCTACTGAGTTTGGTATGTGAATATGGTTAAGCAATCCTTTGTTACCATACACATATGCTCTCTCAAAAGAGAACGTAATTTTATCCAAAATGGTTGTATGAGTATCTATGTTCTTTAGGTTGATTAAAACCTCTCTATCCTCTTCTATATCGTATATATACAACAAAGATAACCCGTCATTATGCGGGTGTACGGATATACTCTCCCAAATGGGATGAATATATACCTTTTTCATAGATATATTTCCCTCAGCCAGAAATTCAACCATACATCAAATATACGAAATTATTTCTTATCAAACAAACTTTTGTATAGTTTTTCTAGTTCCCTACGTTCCGTATCGGTCATACGGCGGGGGGATTTTCCCTTATTTAAGGTTTCCCATTGTTGTGGTGTAACTGTATAATGCAATCCCATACTCTTAACTTACAAATTGATTGGTAGGAATCTCAATTCCTTTTTGTTTCTTAATCTGATAGAACACATTGAAAAATGCTTTGTAAACCTTTCCGGCGTGCTCCAAATAATCAGAGTTAGGATTCTTCCACATTAACTGACCACCACTCATATGATGTTTGTTCACTATCTCAATCTCATATCCATTGAGAAGTTTGTTAACAATCTTTTGTTGAGCGGGAGTAAATTTAACACCCTCAATCGCTTTTTGAAATTCTTCTATCTTATTCATATCTCTCATTAGATTCTTTAATATTACCCATATCATCTAATATATCATAAATAGGTCCTTTGATTTTCCATCTCAATTTAAACCCCAACCACAACGGAGCGGCTAATCCATCTTTTGTACCAATTTTAGCGTAATCTTCTTGTGATAGCTCTAAGATTCTACCATCATTTTGTTTATAACCAAAATATCTTTCGAAATAAGCTCTTTTTGTATCGGTATCTGTAATTTCTTCTACGTTTTGATTTGGAATAAAAGTTTTTTTGATATCAACTTGCTTAACTCTATCATACTCATAATTTGTTGCTATATCAATACCCATATCATTGATTGAACCAACACTTGCCACATCAACATATGGTATTAATTTTCTAGACTTTCCCTCAACGAAATTGGATTCAGAAAATACTTCACCCGTAGTGTATTTGTGATATTGCCCAACATACTCTGTAGTATCTATGAACATCCACTCACCACCCTCAGTAATCAAACCATTTTTGATTTGAGCTTTAGTGTAATATACTCTACTTCTTTTGTATTCGTTTACCATATTATTCCGTTTTTACTATTCAACGATTCATATATAAATAGGTACTATTATGCGAACCGCGTTTTAAGTACTCTGTAGTTTTTGAAAATTTCTCTATCTAATAAAGCATGGTCATATAACATAATATGATTAATCAACCCATCGTATCTATTTGAATATCCACCACTACCGATATATTGTAGTGTTGTATCGTAACCACCCAAATTTGTTAATGGCGTAGCGCTACAATTGACTGAACCATAGTCAGTTGTTTCACCAATGTTCTGGCCATCTATAAACCAATGTGATTGGTTATTGTTAAACCTCACTGCAACGTGGTGCCATTCATTATTATTCCATACTGTAAATGTTGGTGAACTAAAGTATCCACAATTATTATTTGTTTCAGCATAGAAGTATGCTCCAACATTGACGTTATATCTGTATTCTATTAATTGAAGTACACCACCCGACGAAGATGCCCCAAATAAATTATAATTTGTTGTTGCGCTTGATGGAGCCATCCACCACATTAGAGTTGCCCCAGCGGAATCCATAGTAAAGGTTTCATCGAGCTCTACATAATCATCAGTCCCATCAAAATCAAAAGAACCATTAGTAGAATCGTAGGTTATTTTTCCGTTTAACGTACCACCAGTTTCAGGTGGGCTTAAATCCGCCCAATCAGTTCCAGTACCAGGATATGATTTATCGTTTATTGCATCTAATGCAATTGTTAATCCATTTTGTACTACATTTGGTCCGATTGATACACCCATATCTATACTCCTAATTTATAATTATATACCATTGTTACGACATCCTCATTACAGTATTTATTGAGGTTTCCCAATCACCCTGTCCATCGAAAGTATGTTCAACACCAGTTATACTAAAGAACGCGTTTTGCTTATATGCCGATGGTATTCTATCGGTTGTGATATTGGCTAAATATGGAATACCCCAAATTCCATCTAAAGTAATACTTAGGTTCAAAACAAACTGAATTTCCCCATATCTACCACCATCTTTTAGCTTTGAATCAGTAGCACAATTTCTTAAAATATAGTTTCTACATGCCTCTTTGTAAGATGAAACTTTAGAATCATCAAAACCACCATTACCATATTGTAATCTAATCTGTTTTAATTCTGATTCATCAGGAGGGCCATCTCCACCAAACGGTGGTGGGGCTGGACAATCCGCATTAAATGGTGTTTTTACACCACCAGCCAACTGACCACCGATTACACTTGTACCCTTTGTAATGTTTACGGGAGTTGCTGCTATCATCATATCTGTATCAAAGTCGGAATCTAGCGATATGGCTCTCGTTATACACTCATCACCAATTGCGGGGAACACATATGGTTCTACTTTAGATGCCTGTATTGCTTTTTTGTTTCCAAGAAGTAATGTCATTGGTGTATCAGTATTAACCGTCTGATTTGGTCCTAGCATATTACCATTCGCATCAGTTGGGATAAGTTGTAAAGAAATCAATCCACCAGTTAAATCTTCTAACTCAGCAAAAACAGCCTTTAAGTAATCAACTACTTTTGGATTCATTTTTACACCACTCTTATATCCAGCCTTCCGTGATAATTCCATATACTTATCATTTAGGAATTGTAAAGATACTGCGATTTCACCCACATCAGTTGTACCACCACCAGCTACTTTACTACCCCATTTTGAAAAATTAAGTGCATAATCACCATCTCCCCAGCTATCATCATTAGGGTCTCCATAATTACCTTGATTACCCGGAAGTATAAACTTTCTTGGGTCTGCGCATCCAATTGCATCTATTTTAGGCCAAGTTCCCAATTTACCATCAGCAAGTTTGTATTTGTATATACTATCTGGACTTTTAGATGCCTGATGGTTTATGAAATTTAATAAATCTTCGACTGTTGTATATCCAACATAGGTTTCATCATCATTGAACCATCCTGGAGCGGTTACAATTTCCGCAGCATAATAATAGCTCATTCCCCAAGGGTCGCGGTGTTTTTTAAATCTTAATTTGTTGTTTCCTAAATCATCGACCGAGTCTGGCCCTTCATCATCATCAAGACCAAATGCTCTACGGAATCCTTTTTGTAATCCCTTTAAGAAATCAGCCTGCGGGTCCTCTTCTGCATCTGAATCACCCTCATCATCCTTTTCAATACCACCCATATCATCAGCCGACCACAAACCAGTGCACCTTGATTACTAATTTTAACCGATTTTAATTGTGGTTTAAATCTACGAACACCACCTTCGGTTTCGTATAAATCAATATGAGGCCCTCTAAGTCCAGGGTCGCCTATCTTCTGACCACCTGTGGAACAAAATACCGTTGTACTCTTACCAGTACCCTGCATACTAACCCAAGCATATTTCTGATAGTTCCATTTTACGTTCTTACCTGAAACATATGCTTTCCTAGCATCCAATTCGGTTTTCTGTGCCCCGTCTATACTTTTATCAAAACTAAGTGCCATACTTTTTTACTATTATTGGTTTAAGTTATTGTATTCTTCAACGATTGATAAGTGGTCATATGGTATCCGTAGTTGAATACCAATTGGGATATTTAAATCACCCTTACCCAAATTGTTTGCTCTAGCCAATATCCACCACAATCTAGCATCTTGATAGTATTTGTGGGCTAGATTATCTAATCTATCACCCTGTATGGATATGATATATCTATCCTTTGAATTTCTTTTCATTTCAGGATATCTTACGGTTTTTCGGTATCTCTTACCATTTTCCGTTTTAAGTACTTCTATGTATTCGTATCTGTTAGCCATATCTTATCCCAAATCGTAAACGTTAGACATTGCATATTGTGGAATCGCATCATCTAATATCTTCATTCCAATTGCCACATCAATACCCATTGAAGCTTCTTCATCCACATCCCAAGGTACTTCATCAGAGAATGTGTATGATAGCGATTCAATGAATGATAATTTATCCTTCCAAAGATTACCCAATGTGAATGTAACCAAAGTACCTGTATACCCCTGTGTACCATAAGTTGGCATTGTCATCGATGATAACCTTTCTAATTTTTTGTATAGTGGTTTTAACTCTGCTTTTGATGTAGGATATACCTGAAAGTTGAAACTTAAACTTCTCTCAAATGTAGAATATTTGTATGCCTGGTCAGCTCTACCATTATATTTGAACGAATCCCAAGATGGTGAGAATGTTTCTGTAATACCACTCACAGCACCTCTGAATTGTATTTGTGAACCACCACCATAAACATTAAATAATAGTTTAATTAAGTCCGTCTGAGCCTCATCACCAATTCCACTTAAATTAATTGTATCACTTGATAAAGATTTACTTCTATCACTTCTATCTGCCCCATGTTTTGGTGCTGATGGGAATCCAATACGGGTTTCTATATTATCTTCTTTATAGTTTTGGTCTTTTGCTCTTTTACTAGCATTACCATCTAACAGTTCTCTGAAATCATTAAATGTTGTATCACCTGCAACTCTCTTTGGTATCTTACCATATGCGATTGTTTCGTAATTTTTTATGATTTCCGCTGCCGAGTCATTCTTTTCTAATGGATGAATAGTACCTTCAGTATTCTTAGTATTATTCTTAAAAGAATCAGGTAGGTTCTTTATATTCTCACCTAACTCAGTACTATCTGGTTCAAATGCAAGACCCGGCAAACCCGATTGATTAGGGCCGCCCTCAGTTGGGTTATATTGGCTTTGGATTGTATATCCAGTAAACAACCCACCCAACGTACTTACATTTCTAGATGGTAATAACCCATTCGGAATCAATCCATATAGTGAATTAGGGCCACCTTTACCAAGAGTAAGTGTACTAAATTCTTCACCGATAAATTTACTCGTACCGATTGTGTTAGCCGATATTGTAAATGTTTCATTGTACAATTGTACTAATCTGTTTCCAGTATTTGCAATACCCAGTGTTACATCATCGGTATGAGAAATTCGTTTGGCTTTTTGTATTGCACCATAAGTTTCAACCTCAGGGTCAAATGGAGTGAACCCATGTCGTTTTGGTCTTAATCCTACAAATCCACCAATTGCTGATGCGATTGTGTTGATAGGAGTCCAAGTTTTTGTTAATCGCTTACCAGTAAGGGTTTCTACATTTGGATTGGATGCTTGTAATCCTAAGTTTTTGATTCCCCATAGTAATCCATTTACTGAAATCATCCACTTACCTAACCTCACTGCATCTACTACAGAACGGTCAACTGCCGTAACGATACCGCCTCTAACCAACCCATCATCGACTGGGAATCCAAATCCCCACTTTTGAGGTTCACCTTTATCGATTGGTTTTCGTTGAATACCCCTCATAATCAATGGATGTGCGAACGCAGCCGTTCCTAAATTAAATGCATCATCTCTAAGATTGTATTTGTGATACATTTCATCTAAGAATGAAGGTGAGTTCTTCATCTCATGCAATTTAGATATGCTTGGATTTGTTAATTCAGTATCTACATAATACTTTGTATCAAAGTTATATCTCTGAGTCAACCCAGTTTCTTTACCCACTTTGAACTTACCATATCCAGCTCTGAACGATAATCCATTAAATGCCCCACTAAAGTTACTATATAATGAACTTACATTATCAAACTGAGTATTATCAGGATTTATACCAACAAATTTGGTTTTAGTTTTATCAGTAAAGTTCTGAGTAAATCCAATTGCTTTATCGTTTGTAAACATATCCACAGATGGTGGGGTAACCGCCTGCTCATCTTTGTTGTTTGGAGTTTTAAAATTCTTTGGAGTCGTTTCACCTAAGAATTGTGCCCCCAAGTTCATATCGCTTGGGGTTGTTTCACCTAAGAATTGTGCCCCCAAATCCATATCTGTTGGAGTTGTTTCACCTAAGTACTGAGATTGATTATTCATCTCAGTTGGAGTTGTCTCACCTAAGTACTGAGATTGTGGTGCCGCTGAATTTGGAGTTGTTTCTCCCAAATACTGCGATTCATTGTTCATCTCAGTTGGAGTTGTTTCACCTAAGAATTTTGATTCTGGTGCAGCTGACTTCTGAGTTGTTTCTCCTAAGAATTTTGATGTATTATCCATAGGCGTTGGGTTGGTTTCACCCAAAAACTTAGATTGTGGTGCTGCGGATGTAGGGGTTGTTTCTCCGAGATAATTTTCGGAATTATCCATTGTTTTTGGTGTTGTCTCCCCTAAGAATTTCTCAGAATTATCCATTTCAGATGGTGTTGTTTCACCTAAAAATCTCTCCGATGTATCCATACGATTTGGAGTAGTTTCCCCTAAGAACTGCTCTGATGAATCCATTTTTGATGGTGTTGTTTCCCCTAAGAATTTTTCTGAATTATCCATCTGTTGTGGATTTGTTTCACCTAAGTAGTTTGGTGAATTATCCATCTTCTCTGGTGTAGTCTGACCTAAATATCTCTGTTCCAAACTCATTCGAGTCGGTGTAGTTTCACCTTTGAACTTTTCGGTGTTATCCATAGGTGTTGCTGATGTTTCACCTTTGAACTTATCACCCTGCTGAACTTTATTTGGGTTTACACCCTCTTTATTTGTTGTTGTTTGGGAACGTGGGATTTTCGGCGCTGAATCTACCAGTGAACTCAATGGTGTTTGGTTCTGGTTTGATTTTATATCCTCTCTCTTCTTAGATTCCAAAGGTTCTTTCTTTGGCATTCTAAACTTGGACAAATCCGATTTCATATCTTTCAGTGCCATTAGCTAAATCCTCTTGTTGATACACTCTGCCTACTTTGTACTCTTGTTATCTTCTGTACTGCTTTACCATCGATGTTTAGTACAATAGGTTGTGCTTTAATATCACTGCGTAACCCTTTTATCTCTTCTAACAATTCTGCGTTTCCACCACTACTACTATCTGAACTCTCAGAATCACCACCGCCAAATCCAAAGAACTCACCAAGACCCATTAATGTAGGCGCTAGGGCTGCCAATCCGGCTATTGCACCGAATATTGGTATTGCGAGTAATCCCGCACCAGCAACTGCTACCAACCCACCACTTATAGAATATAATGCGCCTGATAATTGGTACATTGGTGATACTAAATCACCCATACCACTCATAGATTCGGTAACTATCGACATGTTATCTGCTACCGCTGCCAACCCATCACCAGCATCTTTAACTCCTGGCCCAACTTTTCCTAATTCCACTATTTGGTCTACTAATCCACCACCGAACCAACTTGCAAAAGCACCAACTAATAGTGATGCTGAGAATGCCAACATACCAACCGATGCCAACATCAAAGCAGGTCCTAATAATAACAATCCTGCTATTGCTTCTGGTGTTATCGCACCTAACATTGTTACGAATCCATCGGCTATTGCCTGAATGATTGGTGGAACTGCGCTCATAACACCTACAATAACATTACCAAATGCCTCTACTAATGGTGATAACAAAGATAATGCGTATGCGAAAGGAATCATAGCCGCACCTAATGCTGCCATCAACCCAATACCAATTAATACAAACACCGCCGTACCCGGATTACCAAATGCTGCTAAACCAGCGGCTAATGCTGTAAAGTTTGCTTGAATTATAGGTCCAGTTGCTGGGATGGACATGAATGCTAAGAATGGAATTGCTAATAATCCCATCGCAAGTGCCGGCCCCACTAACATCATTGTTAATGCACCTAATGCACCTTGTGGCATTTGTGCTAAACCTCTACCCAAACCTCCAAAGTTTTCTTCTAATGCCTTTAGTTTAACCTTACCCATAAACAATAGGAATGGGATGGATGGAAGTGCTACCACAAATGCAGGTCCTGCTAATGCAACTACACCAACACCTGCTAATACTTTACCATCACCCATTTCTCTTAAACCATCGGCAAGTGATTTTAATCCACCACCACTACCTTGTGCAGCTCTACCCCCACCACCGCCACCTTTACCAAACATACCCTTTACACCATCTTTCAGATTACCAAATCCAGCACCTTTACCCATCATCATATTCATAATAGCGGTTTTAGCAATCAACTTAACCATTTCCAAAGTCATATTACCAACAGCACTAGCACCCATCGCTAAAAACCCCTGAGCACCTTCTACTAACCCGGCATATTCACCATACTTTTCTGTAAGTTCTTTTTGCTTTTCTGTGGTTTGTATTTTGGTTGCCAAATCTTCAACACTCATACCATATGATTGAGCCATAATCTGTTGCTCTTTCAACGACATGTTGTTAAAATCTTCTGCTGAACCTACCTTTTCCATTAAGAGGTCGGACATTTGTGTAGCGATTCTGGTTCTTTCTTCTTCGGTCTTTGCAGTTTGTAATTGTAACGAAAGAGACCTCATCTCATTAGCGCCGATATCTCTACCAAACATTGCTCTAGCTTTAGCCTCATTTCTCATCGAAGTTTCAATATCCAACATATTGTTAGATAAATCTTCGATTTCACCCATTGTCATACCACGCTTCTGAAGTTCGATATTACCTTTGATGATAAGTTCTAATTCTTCTTCACTTGCACCAACTAATCTGTGCATTTGGTCACCAAGACCCTTTACTGCTAATTGACCAGATACACCAGCCTCCTTAGCTATATCAGAAATTTTATCTTTTACATCACCAGCCTCAACTCCGGCAGATTCAAATGCTTCGGTTAGTTTTAGTGCGGTTGATGCATCTCCCGTTAATGATGAAACCTCAGTAACCCCTTTGATTAAATCTGTGGTTGCTGCATTAACGTTACCATATTCTTCGGTGATTGCTTTTGCAGATGCGGCTACAGCATCTGAACCATATAGGAATCCGGTCATACTCATAGATGCCAGTTCGATGTTACCTTGCAGTTTCATCGCCTCACCACCAGCAAGTCCCAATTCCGTTACATTGGATTTAACGCCATCATACATTCTTGATATATTAGCACTTACATTCTCAAATGCTTTATTTAAGAATAGTACCTTCATACCACCACTTACAATGGCTTCTTCGATATCATTATCGATACCTAATATCTCTTGTAGAATACCTTTTTGAGCGTTTTTAAAATCATTTATTTCTTCTTCTATTTCCTTTTCTTTTTGCTTATTTTGTAAAAGCTTTTTCGCACTATCAAGCTGAGTGATGTAGTGCTGATTAACCTCATCGCCTCGCTCAACTTGCTCTTTTAACATTTCTTCAATAGCTTCATCAATAGTAGATATTTTAGATTTTAAATCACCTTCTTGAGCGAGTTGAGTAAGAAGTTGTGCTTTACTCTCAGTAGCTTGTTTGGATAATGCTTTTGTTGTATTCGCGGCAGCGAGTATCTTCTGAGTAAAATTATACTCAGCTTGAAGAAGTTCTTTACGTTCTTTTAAACTCTTATTTTTATCGTCTGCCATCTGATGTTATCCGATTATTTATCAAAAACACCCGCAGCATTTGCTTTATCAAACGCAGCGGCTAAATCTCTTAACTTTGATTGTTGGTCTTTTGGAGCGGATTGAATAGTATCTTCAATATCCGCTTGAACATCTTTTAGTTTTTTCTTTAAACGTTTTCTCTTCTTATTGAAGATATCAAATACACCATCCGATATACCATATTCGGTAAATATCTTCTTTAGGTGAGACTCTTTTATTGTTGCCATATTAGGTACTCCGTTCGTTGTATATAGTATAAATATAGAAATACCCAACAAAATTGTTGGGTATTCACATTATCTTCTTTTTGATTTTGCTTTCTTCATTTCTTTATCATGTGCCTTCTTTTCAGCTTCTTTAAATTCTACAATTTTAGTAATGTAGAATGTTCTAGCCCAAACCGGCATATTATAAACATCATTCCATGTAAATCCACCATTTCCGTGATAAATTAAATCAAAAAGTTGTGAGTGAAGATGCTTTCTGTAATTAGGATTTAGGCCAAAAAAACCCGATATCCATAGGCAGTAGCATCTCCCTCCTTTCCCCAGTCTCCTCAGATATAAATTCATATGTTAAGTCAACATCTGGAACAACTGTGTTTATATGCGCTCTGAGGGCTCTTGAGTCTACCGCAAATAATTCGTTATCCACAAATTGGTTTATTACCTTCTGGTCGGTTTCACCATCAACTGATGTGATTGTGTTTTTTAACCTAGTAGTAAGTTGCCTATCGGTTGTATCTTTCATTCGTCTAGCGGCTTTCTTAGAATCCTCTAACTGATGTTTAATTTTTCGCTCCTTACTTTCAGTTAATGCCGAAAATGTAATCTTTCTTTTGGATTGGGGTAACTCAAACTCAAATTCATTTTTGTTTAGCTCGGTTTGATTTGAACCATCATACTCTGCTGATTCAAATTGAGTTAAATCAATAACATCTTTTTGCTTTTTACCGGGTGATGTTGGGTCATCAATTTCAACCTCATAATCCTTACCATAACCTAAGATTCTGGCGGCAAGCATTACTGCGTTCTTATCACCCATTGTGATATCAACGTATTTGATTGGTCTACCTTCACCATTTGAAATAATTAGGGATTGGAATAATCGGTCTAACACCGAACCATCTTTGATATATGATTGTGTTGTAAGAATATCCTCTTCTTTTGCAGTCATATATTTCATTTCCACTTTTCCTGATGATAGTGGATTATCCTTTGGGTATATCAACCCTTTGGATGGTAACTCTACGATTTCAGTAGGGAATTTGTAATCCGATACCTTCTGTTGTTCGTATTGTTGTTTAGCCATCTCCACCATTTCCTGATTGGATGTTGGTGCAGTGTACTCATCTTGTAATTGCTTTTCTGTACTCATAACATTACTCTCTGTTTTAAAACTATATTAGCGGTTAACCACATATAAATATGTAACTCTGGATTTATAAGTGAAAAAACCCCAACATTTCTGTTGGGGTTCTCAATTACCAATTTGTAATTAGTAGTACAATCCGAAAATTAATATTGTAGTATTGCGTAATCGTATGTAAGTGTCAAATCTACAGTTGCTAAATCTTCACCTGTGTAATCCATATCTGAGAACTTAGCCGTTTGGATGTAAGCTCCCTTCAACGTCCACTCTTCTACTTTATCACCAACAGGACCCAAACTGTTAAATGTGATATCTTTCTTGTAGAAATCAGAGTAACCGTCTCTACCAGTTACAGATTCGTGATGTAAACGTACCCACTCCATTGCTGCTTGTGCTGCTGATGGAACTACTGGGTCGTACAATGAAATTGTTAAATCACTCCACTCACTTCTACCCTTCACGTATCTTCTAACGTTGATATGGTCAATGGTAACTTTACCATTTGTTATCTCAGGTCTGTTGGCCGCTTTCACTAAGTACGCTGGAATTCCTTCGATGTACATAATGAACCTGTTCGACATCTTCGGTTCGAATGATGTGAACATTACTTCTGTTGGGTCTAATAATTGTGCCATTTATGTCTCCTATTATCTCTTTCTAATAAATATAGTTCTTTTCAAAAAAGTATTTAGTCCCCCCAAAATTTTCGGGGGAACTAAATTATCTTTCATTTACTCTGGAAACGCTGCCCCAGTTGGTAATACATTGAAGTCAAGAACTATGAATTCCGCTGTCTTAGCTGGTTGTAAGAAAATCTCACCCACCATAACGTTTCTATCGATTACGTCTGGTGTGTTGTTAGTTTCATCCATTACAACACGGAATGCGTATAAACCTTGTCTTTGTTGGATTGATTCCAAGTAAGGGTTAACGATTGATAAGAATCTGTTTCTCGTAGCTGCTGTGTTGTTTTCGAACACTAAGTAACGAGTTGAAGAAGCGATGAACTTCTTAACAGCAATTAACAATCTTCTTACATTGATTCTATCCAATGCCGATGGTTTGGCTTGTAGTGTTTTCTGTCCGAATACCGTAACACCCTGACCTGGGAACGTAGCGATTGGATTCAATCTACCTTCGTAAAGTGAATCTCTCTCAGTTCTTGTCAAACGTGTCTTAGCTTCGATAACTGAAGTTAAACCACCTCTATTCAAACCTGCTGGAGCGAACCACTCAGCAGCAACCTGGTCGTTAAATGCGATAACACCTGGTAGAACTACTGATGGTGGCACCCAAACTGGTTTGTTCTTATCTGTGTTAAGAATCTTAACCCAAGGGTAGTAAGATGCCACATAGTTTGAATCAAATGATTGAACTGCATTTACAGCAGTAGAAATTGAATCACCATATGCAGATGCATCCATCACAAAGAACGTATCTTGTCTATCTTCACACATATCTTTAGCGAATGTGGTAACTGAAGAGTGTAATCTGTGAATAGCGCCTGGAATAACTAACATATTGATATCAAACTCATCTGGATTAGATACTGCGTTGATAGCTTTTCTATATGCTACAGTACCAGCTGCTGTATTAGATGATAAATCATATCCTTGCGAGTTTCCTGCTACGATATCATTTCCTAATGAAACAACTCTCGATGGTTTGAATCCATCAAAACCACCTTGGAATGGTACTAAGAACTTACGAGAATCGATAGATGTGTTGTTATCGTTCAATGAGATTGAACCTGAGTTAGCTCCAGCCGATGATGGGTAGTTAGCTCCGGCTTCTTGGTTGTAATCACCTAAGTAGAATGCCGTACCTACAGTACCCGTTCCTGTTGAAGGAGTTGGTGCTAAGAATGATAAGTTATCAGTAGATGCTAAATCAAAATCAAATCCCCAATACTTCTTAGCGTTGTATGTAGAATTAATTTGTTGATTTGCAACATAAGTTGGGTTTGGAATTGAATGTGCCGAACCTAATGGATTTGCTAATGCTGCGAATCCGAAAGGTACTAATGATACATCAACACCTTTATTAGCTACAGCAGTTGCAACTTCAACTCTGATGTTTGCTGAGTTGTTAGCGTAATCACCATTTGTTGATAATTTACCATTTGCATCAACAGTAATGTACTTATCACCAATCACCCTTGCGATATAGTTTGGTGAATCAGGGTCTAAGTTAACATTTTGGAATGATTCCACTAAGTTAGGTCTGATATCTGAATCAACCACACCTACGAATGGAGTTCCGTTTATTTTGTCTTGGTCTACTCTTCTTACTACAACAGTAAACGAACCATACTCAGAACCTGGAACAGAACCAGCTGGTTTAATATCTTGGATACCAATCTTAAATTCGTAGTTAGTTGCCGTACCATGTGATAATGTATGGAACTTAATCAAGTTAGTAGTTGAACCACCAACTTTCTGTGAAGTAATCCAAGGAGTAGCCGCTTCAGTATAAGCATTTTCATAAGCGATATTAGAAGAAGTGTTGATTGTTACTACAGGAACTTCTCCATCTGCCAATGCTGCAAATGATGCGGATTGGTAAGTTTTAAAGTTTGATAGTACATATGCTTCTTCACCACCTCTTGGTCCGAATCCAAACAATTTAGCAAAGTAGTTATCGCTTGTTGGATTTAGGGATGCTGAGTAATCAGTTTCCACAGCTTCAGAACCCGATAGGGTTAGTGTGAACAATGATGCTGATACATCAGATGACCCATTATGGTCTGTTAGTGATGATGCAATAAACACATCTGTATCTGATACGATATTGGTTGTTGGGTGTAGTACTGCTACTACGTTTTCACCATAAGATGATGAAAGTGTCATTACGACCGGGTTTTCAAGAGTATATCCATCTTGCCCTAATACCCTAACGATTGTTGCAGTTCCGGCATCTTCCAAATAAGCTTGAGCAGTGTATGGTAGATATGAATCTTCTGTCAATCCACCGAACACTTGCTGAAACTCTTGGAAAGATTGTACCTGTGTTGGAACAAATGCAGGTCCTTTAACTGTAGACCCGATTAATGCTGCTCCAATTTCACCAATCCCTTGAGGTAGAAATGACAAGTCCTTTTCTCTTGTAAATACACCAGGACTTACTATTCTTTCTGCCATTTGATTCTCCTATTGATTTCTTTTGGTTTTTAATATATCTATAAATACATCAAAAAACCCAAAACGATTATATTTATTGGATAGGAGTGAAAGTACCTTCTTCTATATCGAATTCCCCATTACCATACTTATTTTGAAATTCTTCGGTTAGATTTTTTTCATCTATCCTCAATTTTCTAAATGAATCTGATAGGTTGTTCTTCACAGACTTAATACTTTCAAGTACTAACTCTGCATTTAGAATTTCAGCCTCTACCTCTCCCAACCGAGAAACTATCTCAGTATATTCCGTTCTGAATTTTTTAATTCTATCGATATCCGATTGTTCGATACCAATTACTTGCTTTTCTTCCATTTTCTTAACATCAGCCATAACTTTTTAGTAGTTTTTTGATTTTAAACACATTTCAGTATATAAATATGAAAATTTTTTCTCAAAGATTAAATATCTGCCCTTAATTTCCAAACCACTTTTGATGTACCAAAAGTTTTGGATGTATTTATCTCCGTTCCAGTGTTTTCTGGTATAATATATGCTTTTGTAGTCAATGTTACGTTACTTCTAACTAATCTTTCCTCACCAACCCCATTTGTGGTTTCAAATGAGTAAGATTCTCCCTTAATTTGGAATTTGTATCTATCTCCAAACGCTCCACCCTGAAAATATACGATTTGTTCAACTAATTTGTTTAAATCTTCCATAAAATCACACCAAACTATCACATCATACTGAATATTAACATAATCTGGTCTATCTACGATGTATTTCTCTTGCACCGGTCTCTGCCCAATCAATTCAGAGAATGCATCATACCTATTTTCTTTAGAATACTTCTTTATGAATGGATGTGATGTATCTTCATTGGTCAAAACCTTCAACTTAGAGTATTCGGTGTTGATATCTAATGAATTTCTTTTGAATGAAATCAAAGGAGTTTGTACTTTACCATTCCCATCTCTCATAAACCCATCTTTTTGAGCAGATGCCCAATTTTCAGGCGATGCATACATCACAGGAACAGGAATAAACTTCCCATTCTCTTCAATTGTTGGCTTTACATCCCTTTCTAAGAAATCTTTGAATGCCAAATCAATATCATAGATACCAACTGATACATTTTTTACATCATCATTACGGCGTGATATCTGTCTGGCTTTATTCAACTTAGGGTCATCTGAAAAAGAACTCTGAGTTCTCTTCAAATCAACTTTTTCATCCCTATTTTGTCTATATTTTTGTGCCATATTAGATTCCTACAGGTAAATCGTTATTGTTATCGTTGTTACCAACTCTAAAATCATCTCTTAACTTCAATTGGCTCTTCTTAGCAACGTGAGTTTCACATATAATTGATACGTTATAACCTTGAGTATCACCACCATCCCAAGTTTCAGGATTTTTACCAGCAAAAAACTGATTTGTAAAGGTTACATCAACAATATGTTGCTCATCATTCCACTCAATCACATCACCAACCTCAGGATATACATTTTTCTCAACCAAAGTATCTCTCAGAAAATAGAAATTCACATTTCTGGTGTATGATGAACCAAATTCATCAAAAATTTGCTGTGCATTTGTTCTATCAACCAACGTAGGAATTTTTATTGGATTGTAGTACACCTTATCTTTACCTTCACCATATAGATTACGCTTGGTATCATCCAAAATAATCTTATAGTAGTAAACTTCGGTATCAATGATATCCGTAATTAATTCTTTGTTGAGTTTCCTAAACAAATCTGCATCTCTCTGTCCACCAAATAATGCCATTTGTTATCCTATATAGATTGCACGAGGAACTCTGTTTAATGTTTGCTCCATCGCTTCTGATTCTTCTTGTTGTGCTTGCAATAATGCTTTACGAGAAGTCGCCTCTAAGTTTTCTCGTAACTCTGAAATTAAGATTTCTTTTTCTGTAGCAGCCTCACTTCTCAAATCAGCACCATCCAAAGTTACTTCTGAATTTGGAATCGGAATTGATGAGAATTTAGCTCTAACAGCACCCAACATCTCTTTAGCCAATGCTAATGTATATTTTTCAATCCAACGCTTACCCACATGATTGATATTTGAATATCGAATTCTATCAAATCTGGCATTTGAGTAATCAGATACTACTGAATCCGATACTATCGGGTTACTTCTATCCGATTCTAAAATGTAATGAAAGTGTACAGTGTATTCATGCTCAGGTATTGGAAATAATCTTACTCTATTGTTTTGAATATCGAATCCATATTGAGATTTACGAACCATATCATTGAATTCGATTGCTTGTAATCTTAAAAGGTCATCATAAAGTGGTTGCATCATAAATGAAACACCTGGTGAGTAGTTACCCCATCCGAAAGTATCCATCATTTGTTGTGAACCTAAACCAGTACCAATGAATGGGTCAAAGTATCTTACCATAATCATAAACTTGTTGATTTGTATTTACTTCAAATGAACCTGTATAGTAAGTTACTCTACCACCACTACCCGCTTCTGTTCCATAATCTTTAGATAATGAAATTAACCCACCTAAGTTTGCGTTTAGTTGTGTTTGTGATAGATTTGAACCTGTAGAACTGCCTCTAAGATTCAATAAATTTTCTCTAATGTTAAATTGGTTTACTTGCGATGAGTATTCAGTAACTGCTTCCTCAAAACACGCATAAAAATTAATATCTTGTAGTTCAATATCGACAATAGGATATCCCAAACGTTTAGCACACCATCCAGCAGTTTTATCTGCGGATGCTGTAAACTCTACATCAGTATCATAGTACCCAAATGGAGTACTTCCTTCTGAGAACGATGATGAACCCGGCCATATTGGAATATTTACCGCCATATACTCTCCTTAATCTTTGTTATAAATATGGAGATAACTAAAGAATCATTTGTTTATGTACCAAATCAGATTATAATCACCTCTATCAAATGTAATTACTTTTATGTGCTTTTCCCATCCAAATGCATCTACAATTTCTTCACATTTTTCTGCATATGATGAAATTTCATTAAAATATGAGTATATACCATTGGGTTTTAGAATTTTAGGTACAATTTCCGAAAACGGGCCCCATTGAGGCCAATTTACATAATCAAATGGAAATGTATCAAAATAAATACTATCAAACTTCTTACCATCTTTAATAAATTGTGGGATAATATCTTCCCAAACACCCTCAATAGGGTCAAATCCCATTTCCCGTGCCTTATCACATACTTGTGGATGTGCTTCTATAATACAATGTTCAGTTGGGTTATGTTCTCTAATATATGAATCAATTATACCCATACCAAAACCAACGTTTAATACAGAACCACCATTTGAACATAGAATTTTAGCACTTTCATACATCAATTCATCTTCATCATCCGACATTATGGCACAGCACTCCATTCCAGCTACCGTTAAGGCATGTTCACTATATGATACATCACCCTTTAAATATTTTTCAAATGCATCCATTTATATTAATTTACAGTCTATATCTAATTTATTGTAATCTACCCACACATCACCATCTTTGGTAGATAATACATCTGAAAGTCCTAATCTTTGTAATTCATCTACCATAGTACCCACATATCTACCTATACCATTCGGAGCGTGTTCTGGATTTTTATATTCGAAATGATATATAGGAATTCCCATTGGAGATGTTCCAATATATTCAATGTTTTTCTTTAATCTTCTTTCAGAACGACAGCTTCCAAAACCAGTTACTGCGCCCGAAGAAACAGAGTACCAAGAGTTTTGAGATTGGTATTTGTAATGACCATCACCTAAAGATGTCGTACCCTTTGCATCACTATATACATTATCACCAGTAGTGGGGTCCGCGCCAGCGCCATCGTGATAGTATGTTTGAAAGACAGTTTGTAAACACGCGTTGCTGGGATTTGATTGTAAGGTTGATGAATCATATGCTGTCAGAGTTGCGGTCGCATTATGGTTATATCCATAAAATTCAGATATTGCGTGGGGTTGTGCTTGGTCAGGTACGTTAGGTGCTGAGTTTGAATTTATATTTGTTGTAGATAGTGTTTCGAGTGAATCATTACCTTGAGCCAACCCTTTTTCGTTTACGATATCACCTATACTAATTTGTCCCGATGATGGTAGTGTCATTACAATCTCCTTTTAAGTTCTTCAATCTCAGCTTTAAGTTCTTTGATTGATTCAATCAGCAATGGAACTAACTTTTCATATTGTACAGTTAGATAGTTTTCGCCTGAAAGTGAGCCATCACTACCATCATTATCAAATGGTGCTCTTTTTACTGCTTCAGGTAATACACCTTCTACATCTTGTGCAAATACACCCACCATTGATTGATTTCTATCAAATCCTGCTAATTTATTTGCAGTTTCATTCCAATTAAATGTAAATCCTGATAGTTTATCTATTTTCTCTAAAGGATTTTCAATTGGATTAATGTTTTCTTTTAATCGTTTATCTGATGAATATGCTACGATATCGTTACCAGCATCAATTCTACCATCTATTACACTCGCTGCTACATCAACACCCAATGCACCATTATTTACACGCCACCCATTGGTATTAATTGTTCCCCTCTGTGTTCCACCGGTCGTTATTGAAATAGTATCGGTAGTTCCTCTATAGAATCCAGTATTTGTATCATCTTTAAAGAAAATCGATGGTTTTCCAACCAAACCATCCTGAGCACGGAAGAGTCCAGTAAATGAACCACTTGCAGTACAAGTATCTCCTTCTACCACAATTGCTTCATTGTTAAATGTACCAATATTAACAGTATCATCTGAGAATACTTCAAAAATTGGAATACCTGATATATCATTTACCGAAAATAAAGAACCCGATAGCTGGTCTGTTACTTCAAACAATCTACCTTGCGCCCCATCAATAGCCATTACAACATCATCACCAGTTGAACCAGACATATAAACGGATAATGAACCCGTTACCCTAACATCTACTGATGCTGATGTATATGTTGTACCATCGAACCACTCATATCCACTACCACCAGCAGCGGTTGAGCTCAGTACGTTACCCCCTATGGATAACCCCGTACCAATATCTAACCAAGCCACTTGACCAGCACTATCATCCCAAAAAAGAATTCTATCATCATTAGGGTCTGCTAGCGAAGTACCAGTACCACCATGTGCCAATGCAATATCTGTTCCACCCCATGTACCAGTTCCAATTGTACCCAATGTTGTGATATTGGTAGAGCCATTAAAGCCGTTTTCTAATCCGTTTGGAGTTACTACCTTTGTCGTAGAAGTACCAGTAGTAGTTTCTGCTATTGTTGCTAATTCTACAACACCCTTTACTGATGTAGTAGCATCTGGCTCATCACCAGTGTTCGTACCACTTAAACCTGTAATAAATGCAGGGTCGATGGCTGTACCCTTCCATATACCAGTAGCAATTGTACCTAATGTTGTAATATTGGTAGAACCAGCCCATGAAGAAAGTGCGGTGTTTTCAACGTTTCCTAATCCTACATCACCTTTTGTAGTTCCTTGTGCTCTAAGCGAAGCATAAGTTCCATCTTCATCAAATTCATCACCTGTCATTGGTGCGGTATTGGTGATTGTGATTGTACCACCACTAGTCGTTGAAGTCATCTCTGATTGAATACCAGTACCTTGTGCTATTGTAAGAGTTTCACCATTTGTTACCGATGTTGATTCCGAACCATTACCTTCTTTGATAGTCCAAGAAGACATTGTACCCGTTCCAGTACCCGCACCGATATCTGAACGTACTTGGGTACCTGTTCTGAAATCTACATTTCCCGCTGAATCTAATACTAAGAATTTATCAGTATCCGTATTTGCGTTTACTATACCCGATAACTTTAATGTGTTTAATGATGCATCACTTCCTGAAGTGATTAGTTTTTTCCAATTTGGCATATCCTTTATTCCGTTTTATATGGTTGGTTACTATAAAAGCCCACTTCCCTTTCGGGCCGATACAAAAGCTTGTACTAATAAGTATATAAATAATCTAATAAAAGTTAAACAGGGTTATTGTATTTAGATTTGGTTTTATCGTATATTTCATTGATTTCTATATCGCTTAATAATCTATTATATACCCAAAGTCCACCAATACCACCATCAAAATAATTTTGATTAGCAACACCAATTGCACCAAACTCCGAAGAAGAGTATCCGATTGATGTAGCAGTTCCAGTAGGAGTTTGTACATCTGCATCACTCCCATCGATTAAAATCCTCCACTTACCCGGTATAGAGAAGAATACAAATGATACAAATATCCATTGACTTTGTGTAATTGCCGATGATGTTATTCGAGAATTTTGGTTTGAGTCCAGTGAACCACCCCCATCACCCGTTCTCATACCTAAACGGCCGTTTGAGTTTATAAATGTTGATATACCATAATATGTTGAACTCCCAGCACCATCATTACAGAAAATACCTTGTGATTGAGAGGCTGTATCTGGAAGTAGCCATACATTTACGGTGTATCCAGTATCTTCAACGTGAGTTGCATCCGGTCGAAATCCAGTTGGGTTTTGGTTCGTTCTCCAAGCCTGATTTGTGCCATTTAAAACCCATCGAGGACCCACATTATCGCTTAGTGTAGAACCCGCACTACCCTGACTGCTTAGGGTTACATAATCGTTAGTTGATGTATCTCTACCACCAGCAATATCATATGCGGTTGAACTTCCGGGATTTGATTTGTGATTTGCAGGGTCTACACAAAATACCAACGAATCCGTAGCTATGTTTGGTGCTCTAAAAATTGCCATAATTTATCTATATCTATTTTTTGTAACATTATAGTTGCTAGTATTCTCACGTATACTTAGTACTTTTTTGTATATTTGTAAGTTACTTACTTTACCATCTAATGGGCGAGTTCCTCTTAACACATTACCAATCGTTAAGTTATTGCTTGTTCTAATATTTGATAACCGACCAGAATGTGAACCTGAAGAATATGAAGCTCCATTTAATGCCATTTTAACTGAACTTTCATCATATACTACTGTTATATGATTCCATTGTCCCGTGATAACTGCCTGTCCTTCTATATCCGATTCCTGCCCATCCAATGCAGGAACTAATACATTTTTATTACCAGTACGTTCAACTTTAAGTGCAAATCCAGAATCGGTATTTTCTTCAAACTGTATTTTACTTATAGCTGTTACATCACTTTTATCCCACAATCTTCCACCCGCAGAATCTACTAAACTATCAATATAAAACCAACAAGAAATTGTAAACGGTCTCCCAAAATTAAATACAGTTGTATCAATATCTATTGATGCGAAATCATTAGTACCATCAAAATCCATACAACCCAACGCTGTACTATTGAATGTAGCTCCATTTTCTAAAGTACCACTTGTACCACGACCCGCTTTATTACGCAGGTTGGTTCCAGAACCTGAGTATGATTTTTTGTTCCCCGCATCTACAGAAAATACTACATCTTTACTACCTAAAACTTTTGGTCCTATCTTCATATCTATACCTTTTGTTCTTTAGTATAAATATGTAATTCATAATATTAAATCAAAAAACCCCCACATTTCTGTGGGGGTTTCTGTTTTATCCGTTTTTAATCAGATTTTGAATCTTCAAAGCCGTCTGATAAACTAATTG